TTTGACCGGGGCAAGTGTTGATGATGTGATGCTTTTCATTCTTGCCATGTCCAGATGTGTACAGTGCATGACCTGCCACACCCTTAGAAGCAAATCCAACATGGGTACGACCCTCTTCGTCCGTCTCATGACGCACAGTATCCAGCTTCTCAGACTCGTCCAGCGTGTTGTTCTTGGAACCCAAGTGTTTAGCGGCTCGCAAACGTGCAGTCGCTTCTTTCTCTGAGGCTAACTGGTCTTTGAGTGGCTTGGCGAAGTGATCCTCAAGTGTTTCTTTATGGATTTTGCCCGTTTGACCAATGCTCAATGGATCACGGTTCTCAGAACCATAAACTTCAGCACGTGCTTTGTTAATGTCTTTGAGACCCGGCACCACAACTTTATTGCCTTTTTTATTGATCCAACTGCGACCATGAAGCATATGGTGTGGGATCACAATACCAGTAACTCCACCTGCGCCTTCAGCTTTAACCAAAATGCGTTTTGAAGGCGCTTTCACCTCTTCTTCATCATCATCATCGTCGTTTGCCACTGGTGCCACTTTTGCTTTTTTCTTAGCGGCTAACTCAGCCTTCATGTCAGCGGTTGACTTGGCACTACCACCCTTGGCTAAACCTTGGGGCTTCATAGCCGCCATCGCTTGACCTTGCGGTGTCATCTGTAGGATGTTGCTTCCACCCACTGGAGGCATACCGCCCATAGGTGATGGCATGTCTCCCATAGGTGGTTGATCCATGCCCGGTTGTTGCCCCGCAGGGGACGGCGCAAGCATGTTGTTTGGCATCAACTGATGACCAGCTTGCATTTGACTCATGTCAATCCCACCCACAGGCAAATTACCCTGAGACGTGTCTACACCACCTACAGGCATCTGATTGTTATCAGGACGTCCTACAGGGGATACATAGGCTTTAATCCCCATGCTAGGAGCTTCCTCAGCGCCTATGGATTGCAGTTGATTCAGACCTTTAAATCTGTTCATCATCTGGGCTTTGATTTGTTCGATAGGTAACACAGCGCCTCCTTCGGCTTTATGGACGATACCACCACGCATGTATTGTGGCAGTCCTTCTTTCAAAATGCTTGTACGCATCTGGTCGTTAATGGGGAAATGATGAACAGTTTTGACTTTTGCTGGATCTTCATATGTCATCTCCCCAACTTGTAATCTATTTGCTGTTTCAGTTTCAATTGGCATCTGACCAACTTTAACGCCATGTGGCTTACCAAGCTTGTTCAAGAATGATGGAATCATCTTGTCGTAGAAACCCTTCATGCCTTCTCCACCAGTGACAATGTTTGCACCACTGATCATTCTTTCACCCATAGGATTTGGCGGGGTTGAAAGCAATTGATTGGCGGGTTCTTTGCCAATGTATTCTTTTAACTTTTCTTCATTGACAGCATCGTCTGCAACTCGATTGCCTTGTTTATCAAATGCTTTGAAATAGTACGGGTGTGATGTTTGGTTTGGATATGGATTTGGCACCAACATAACTGAGTCAATATGCTTGCTTAATTTGTAGCGATCTGCCTGCTCCTCACCCGGCGTGATCACCATGCCGTCATAGCCATTCTTAGCGGCGTGGTGCAACGCATGCTTGAGCGCCATCTCGTGCCATGTCTTCTTGAACGGAGCGTCAGGAACTTTGTCCGAAACCTCTATCATGGCATTTTGCAACTGCTCATATTTTGCAACTTCAAGTGGATCCATATTCTTGATAGTGGCAAACATAGCCAAATTTTGATTTGGGTTTAATCCATATTTTTTTGCAAGTTCTTTTGAGTAAGTTTCAAATTCATTATGCCTTTGCATTTCATTTGCTGTATCTCGATAACCTTTATCGCGTCCAGCTTGATGCCAGTCAGACTGCACCTCTTCAAGATGCAACAGCTTCTCACCGTTCGGGCCTGTACGATCACTCATACGCAGATGCGCTAGCACATTGGGATCATTACCCCAATGGCTTGACTGAAAGTCTTCTTGACCTTTTGCATTAAACGCCCTCATGTCGGCATCGTATTTGGCGGGATCTGAATACTTGCTTGCGTCTGGTCTGCCTCTGGGAAGCTTGAGCAATACCTCGCGGTAGTTTTTCCCACCGGGCAACTGGTACTTCTCATACTGAGCCGCTGGGTTTGTACGTCGTATCTCGCTAGGAATGAGGCTCTCTACCTCACGAAATTGTCTCTCGCTCAAGTCATCTGCGTTGACGCCAAACATCTCTTGAGATACACGATCCCAAACTTGGTCTTCGTCTTTTGGAGTGCTTTCGCCTTTGATCTTCTCTTCAAGCGGTGGCAGTGAATGCTTCTTTAGGTGTTCAAGGAACTGCGCCTTGGTCATCTTGCCCTCAGGTATTGGGATACGACGGTCAGCAATCTCCTCAGCCTTGTAACCGGGTCGCTTGGACAACTCCGTCATGAACTCAGCACCAGTCCCCTTGGTGCGTGGCATCTCAATCGCCGCCTTCTCTAGCGGTGAGTACAAGCCATGTCGATTGATCAACGCCTGACGCATCTGCTCTACGGTCGGCTCAACCTTACCGCCTTCAGCTTTGTAGTTCACATACTCTTCAGCTTTAAATTCTTCAGGGGCGAGCGTCTCGTCACCACCAACACTACCACCATGAGCAAAACCAAACATCTCTTGCTTCATTGGCTTGATACGTGGCAAATCAGAGGCACCAGCGGCTTCGTTAATACGCTGAACCTCTTCGTCTTTTAGTATGCGCTTGACTTTCATGCTACCGCCAATCAACCAATTGCCTGTCATGTTGGAGTTGGTCTTATAACGATAGTGACCACCCTTGGGCATTTGGTCTGTGATGTGGGCTTGGTTAGCAACAAAGTTGCCATCGTCGTTGTATCCGCGACGTGTAGCCTCTGACTGCCAATCAACGTCGTTAGGCATATCCACCTCAGCCCAAATGTGTCGTGGATTACGCAAACGTGGCGCGTTCACCCAACTTGGGAATGGATACATCTTGTTGACAATCTTCTTGCCTTCTTTGTCGTTGCCAATGTCATTTAACATAGCATCGCGCAATGCCTTGATGCGAGCGATTTCAGCCTTCTGCTCGTTGTCCTTGTCACCAATGTGGGTGGCAATGGGTAGATCACCCGCATGCCAACCGGGTCTGTACGCCAGTGGGCCAATCTTTGACTTGACCTTACCGTCCTTCATCTCGCCCTCTTTGGCGTCCACCCACTTGTTCATGGGGACTGGCGTCTTTGCGTCTACAAACAATGGGAATAGCTTGCCCGGTTGCTTCGGGTCAGCGCGGAACATCTTGTACGCCTTGACGGTACTCTTGGGTTCCTTCACTGATCCACCCTTCGCCAGTGCTTGGCGCATTTGTTCTATCGTAGGTTGCACTGCTCCACCTCTTGCTTTGCGAATGATGCCACCAGAAGCTTTTTCATCTGGGTGGTAGCCCCACTCATGGATTGAGTCTGCGTTTGTCCATACGTGCTTTGCAGGCACACGCATGCTTGCAATTTTATAGTCGCCCAACAATACGGCTTCTCCGTGATCTTTAGCGTAATCCTTGTTGATGGCAACCCAGTCGCCTTTGCGAATCATGTGCTTGAGCGGAGAATCCTTTTTCAAAGCTTCGTTGTAGACCTTGGTCGGAATCGCACGATGGATGGAAACCATCTCATTGGGCTTGCCCTTGACTCGCGTGATTTTGTTGTAAGCATCACGATCATTTGGATCAGTGTGATCGGCATAGTACCGAAGACCATTAGGGCTGTAAAAGTCTTTGGGGTACATATCACGAGTCACGTCATGCATGGGTGCGCCAAAGTCTGGGCTTGGCGCTTGGTGCTCGCTACGGTAGTCGTCTTCCACTGTTCCACCTTCTGCCTTGTGTATCACCTGACGCGACACGATGCCATGTCCAACGTCGCGCTCCTCCTCATACCGCACAGGGTCGTGCATAGGGTACAAGTGCTTGGTCGGTGTGTTGATGTCAAACCGTGATCCCTTGGGGACTTTGTGCTCGTCCTCCATCGCACGGAACTGCCTCTGGTTCACCACCTTGGGTTCACCCACCGTAACCTCACCAATAGCCTTAGCCTTGCCTTCACCAGTGCGGACAATCGCCACGCGCTTACCAACGTAGGGGCGCAATGTGTCGCTATTGCGTGACTCAAGGGTCTTATGCCCATCGACAATCATGTCAGCAAACCTCAGCCCTGCCTTGGTATCGCTCGCTACATTGATGCCCATAGGGGGCTTGCTTGGGGTCATGGAATGTCCTTCATGAGTGCCACGTATTATGCCTTCACCATCATGTCACGTCCACACTTTATATTTGTAAGTTTGCAGTAAGCACGCAGTGCCTGCGCCCTTATTCTGCGTAGGGGTTTACTTTGCCACGCGCACGTTTGTTGTACTCGTCTGCGTCGTATATGTCGTCCTCGTCTAGGTCTTCGCGAGGTGGTGCATCGATGCTGATCCATCCAGCGTCACGCATGTACCGTAATCCCTGTGAGATGCAGTCAACGAACTCGTCATGCACCGTCCCCTCAGGGAAGCTACAGATCTGGCTGACCATCCCTTCAGCCCAGTCCCTGACAAACCCCTTCTTGACACTGCTCTCAGGTACCCAGACGCGCCCAGCTTTGATGATGTTAGCCACGATGCTCAGGCGTTGGATCTTGTCCGCACGACCGGGGTTATACGCATGTACAGGCAGGTGCGCTCGTTGCAAGTCTTGGATCAGGGATATACCAGCGCTCTTGTCCTCCACGAGGATCAGATCCACCAACTTCTTCTCACGTCCCTCACCGTACACCGTCTCGTACTCGTCGATCACCTTGGGGCGCAGGTCTGGGTACTGCAGGTGCTCTTGCCAACAGTCGAGCACCATCACGCACATCCCACCGTCCATAGGCTTGAACGCACCCAGCGTAATGCACCCAGTAGGGTCGTTGACCGTCTTGTCAGACGTCGCGCAGTCATAGGACTGAATGATGTACTCCAGCTTGGGGAATGGCTTGGTGGAAGGCCAAAGCTTGAACCACTCACGACGGACGATACCGCCTTCTTCCGGATCAATAATTTCTGCGTGGATTTCCTGACGGCCTAGATTGGTTCCTTCATACTGGAGGATCTGCTTCTGGAACGATGGCGCCAGATTCTTCATGTTGCTGTACGTGCTGGCGCGGGTGATCACCACGTCGTCACCCTCACGGTCAATCAACTCCATCACCACGTCTTTAGGCTTGGGTGTGGTGGAGCATATGAGCTTAGTCCGTTGTCCCAGTCGAATGCCAAACTGGATCATGTCCCATGACTCGCGCAGGTACTCCCAAGCGGCTAACTCATCCAGCCACCCACCGTGGAACTGCGGCCCCCTGAAGCGCTCAGGTTCGGACGCTGGGATGCCCTTGATAAACGAGCCGTTGATCAGGTGGATCTCATGCAGGCTGGAGTTGTACTTGGCGACCAATGCAGGTGGGATCACGGAGATCAGCCCTGAGTCACCCTCAAAGCATGTACCCTTCAAGTCGCCACTGGTGGGGGCTGAGACAAGCCATCGTGTGTTGGGTTGCTCCCATGCCCATGATGCTAGGGTTTCGGCACTGGCGCGTGTTTTGCCTGCTCCACGACCGGCTAGCATCAGCCAGATATTCCACCAGTCACCCGTCGGCTCGATCTGGTGCTTGTGCGCTTGCTTACCCAGCCAGTTCAACTGCCAGTTGATCACCGCCTGCTCAGTGGGATGCAGGCTTTCAAACTCCCTCTTGATGCTGGGATCGTCCAGCACTGCGTCCAACGCGCTCATATGGGTCTAATGACAGTCGTTTGATCACTCAT